CGGCACCTGTTGAAATCCCGATGACCGTGCGCCGGTTGATCGTGCAGTATCAGGACGGGGGCTACTGGTGAACCCTGGCAACATGCGCGTGGCGCTGGAGCTGCTAGGGGCCAGCACCGCGCTGGATACCTACGGGCAGCCGATCCGCACGGTGAACGCGGCGGGCACGGGAACCATCCTGTTTGCCGAGATCAGCGACGCGACCCCCAGCGAGCGCATGAACCACAAGCAACTTGATCAGGTGGTGACGCACCGAATCCGCCTGCGGTGGAATCCAAATGTGAGCCACCGGAGCCAGTTGCAAACCGTATCGACCGAGGGCGGGATGACGCGCCGGGTTTGGGAAATCGTAACCGTTACCGATTGGCGCGAGCGGCGCGAGTTCCTTGATTGCATGGCTACGGAGATCGTGCAGTAGTGGCTAGCGCGCGCCAAAGGATGATCGTGGAAGGGATGCCGGAGTTCCGGAAAACCATCCTTGCGATGACCGGCCGCGAACTGGATGACACCGTGTTGAAGGTGTTGCAGGAGATGGGCGAGCCAACGCAAATGGCGTTGCTCCAGTACTTCGATTCCCTCACCGGCAAGCACGATGGCGAAAGCCTGCAACGCGCGTTGCAACACCGCTGGTGGAACAAGAATCGGAAGCAGGGATTGCCCGTTGGCTTTACCCGAAACCTTGCCATCCAAGCCCTTGTGCGCGATGGCAAGGATGGCTGGGGCTTCAAGGTGGCCAAGCTGAAGCGCGGCGTGGGCTACCTGCTGCGCCTCAAGGCTTGGGGGCCCGGCATGTTCCTTATGGAGTCCGGCCGCCATTCAAAGCGTTCCTATCGCGGGTTCAACGGGGCGTTTTCGATCCTAAAGCGATTCCGGTACACGGCCGAAAGCCAGTTGAACCGCAAGTTGCCGGAAGTTTTTGAGCGCCTAGCGGCCAAGGCCGCGGCGCGGAATGGGGTGAAATGAGTAGCACCATCATTGCAGCCATCCGCCAGGGCTTGGTTCAAAACACCGCGGTGACAACGCTAGTGCCTGAATCCCGGATCACTTCCGCCTATCGCCAGGACACCGGAACCTTGCCCGCCATCGTTCTATCGGTGCAGAGCGACGAGGCCGTGAGCCCGTCGATGCCGCGAACGGATTGCCTGCGCCGGATGGGCATGAACATCGAGTGCGTAGCGGCAAGCCTGAAGGCCGCGCGCGAACTAGGCGAGATCGTGCGGGTTGCTATGCACGGCGCGAAGGGTTCCGCATATAGCACCACGGTGCAAGAAATCCGTGAAAACGGCATCACATCAACTTATGATGTGGGCGCAGAAGGCACGGAAACGGGCATCCACATCGCGGTGGTTTCGGTCGATGCGTACTACCGCGCACAATCGGTTTCACCCACCACCATTACCAACCCCTGATCGGGGCTAACGAGAGGAAACGCACATGGCCGCATTCACCAGTTTTGGAACCACGCTCAAGGTTGGCCCAATTGCCAGCGGCGCTTATTCAGCGCCAAGCGCAGCGGTTGGCGAAATCCTGTCGATCAACCTTGATGGCATCAAGCTGAACACCATCGATGTTTCGAACCTGGGCAACCAGTTTCGCACCTACGCGGCGGGCCTGATTGATAGTGGCACCGTGTCGTTGGAGGTGAATCTTGACCCCGATGACGCGCAGCAGGTGACCGTGCTGGGCCAACTGGATGTGACCGCGGCCACCACTCGCCCGGTTCTGAAGTCTTGGCTCATCACCTTCGGCAACGGTATTGGAGGCACCAACCCCGGAGCCACCTTCTCTTTCATCGGATTCGTCACCGATTACAGCGTGAAGGGTGCCATCGATTCGGCGGTCACCGCGTCAATCAGCATCAAGATTTCCGGAAGCGTCACCTTCACAGACCAGGACTAAACCGTGAGCGACCTGAAAGCCAAGTTTCTCGCACTCCGGGCCACCGTTCCTACCGAGCAAGTAACGGTGCCCGGAGTGGGAGTTGTGACCATGCGCGGGCTCACCGCAGGCAAGCGCGACGAGTGGGAACAGCGCATTTGGAGCGCCAAGGGAAAGACCCTCACCAACATCCGCGCCAGCCTGGTGGCCATGTGCGCGTATGAAGGTGATGCTCCAATGTTCAGCGCCGCGGACATCGAAGCCATCGGAGACATGCCCGCATCCGTCATTGATGAGTTGTACGACATCGCCACGCGTCTTTCGGGTATGGGTGCGAAGGACAAGGAAGCCATCGAAAAAAACTGATTGAGCGACCGCTTCGGCGCTTCCTGTTCCAACTGGCACTAGCGTTAGGGAAGACGGTCGCGGAACTAGAGGAAACCATGTCGAGCCGCGAACTAACCGAATGGATCGCCTACAACGCAGTCCAGCCTTTCGGTGATACGCGCGCCGATTTGCGTTCCGCGATTATCGCCAGCACCGTAGCGAACTGCCACCGCACCAGCGGCACACCTTTCAAGGTGGCGGATTTCATGCCCTATGAAGAGAAGCCCAAGGGCGCGCCGCTGGATGCGGTGAAGCAGTTGCGCGCCATGTTTGGAGGAAAGCGCAATGGGTAATGTCGCAGCGTTCAAAACCCGTATCACGCTTGAATCCGATCAGTACATCGCCGGTTGGAAGAAGGTGGAATCCGCTACCACGGACAAGGTAAGCGGTATTGAGAAGGCCATTTCCAAGGGCATGAAGTCTTGGAGTAACTCGATGGGGAAAGCCATCGGCGGGTTTCTTGGAATCCAACTTGCTGACACGCTGCTGAAGTCCATCGATGACACGCTGAAGAATCCGATTTTCAACACAACCGGCGCGAACATTGCCTACGCCATCGGCGATGGTTTAGCCAAGACTCTTGAAAGCATCCCGGTGGCTGGCACCATCGGAAAGTGGCTTGGGCAGAGCGAGAGCGGAGACATGGAAGCGCGGCAAAAGGCCAGCCGCGACGATGCCGCGCGAAATGAGCGGATGCTTGCCGTGGGTTCCAAGATGGTTGCCGATTTGGAGAAGCAGCGCGAACTAGCCGCCGCGGTGAGCGACGAACAGCGCACCCGCGTGGAGCGAGCGCAGCGCCTGGCGGAACTTGAAAAGCAACTAAACGATCAGATGGCGAAAGAAAACGCCAGCGGGCCGCAAATCTTGGCGGCGCGCGAGAAACTGCGCGCAGCATTTGAGGCCACCAGCGCGGAGCAGGATCAGGCAATACAGCGGCAGGAACGCGAGAAGATGATTGCCGATGAACTGGCAGACGCAGAAGCGAAGCGGTTGAAAACACAGGAGGAAGCAGCCAAACGCGCCGAAATGCGCGCCGCAGCCGAGGAGCGCCGCGAGGAATCCGTGATGAACTTCATGGATGATTTGCAGGACGCGCTAGACGAGCGCACGATGACCGAGGATCAATTGTTTCAGAAGAAAATGGATCGGCTGGGCCTTGACGCGCAGGAGCAAGAGAACGCGCGCGCGTTGAATGAGAAACTGAAGGCAGCCGAAGCCGGTGCATCCAAGACCACCGCGGTATCCAACATCGAGAGCATCCAAAGCGCCGTGGGCAGCGTGAAAATGGCTGGCACTACCAGCGGGCTAGATAAACTGGCCAAGCCCGCAGAGGCCACCGCCAAGGCCACGGCGGCCAGCGCAACGCACCTGGCGAAACTCGCAGCAGCAACGGGAGCCGTGTAAATGCCTATCACCGTCAACATTGCCCAGCGCGCCGGTGGAACCACCATCAACTTTGAGCGCGGCAAGTGGACCGGCAGCGCGCAATATGTGATCACCGAGGCGGCCGCGCAGGCGCTCACAGCCAGCGACATCCTCGGCAGCGCCACCGTAATTGCGAAACTGTTCCCCACCGAATACGGCGGCAGCGGCGGCGCAATCACCGACCAAGGTTCATTCTTCTCGGGCCGCGTGACGCAGCCCAGCTTCTCGCTGGCAATGGTTGATGATGGCGGGTATGTGTGGCAGGCCACGGTGGCGTTCGATTCACAGACCGCGGACAATGGCACCACCACCACGGATAACAAGGTGGAGCGCGAGGTTGGTTTCACCGCCATTGAGTACAGTTTGAGCGGCGAGGGTGTGGATGTGTGGCGGGTTGGCGCAACTGCACCCGCGAACAAGTCCACGCCAGCCGATACCGACATCGGCGGCACCAAGGTTGATAGCGGCGGCGAGCCAATTACCTTTTTCAACAATGTTGCCAAGGTGACCGTTCGCAATGTGCGTGCTGGGCGGCCCACACCGCCGGTTGGCTTCATCAATAATCGGAACAGCGCCAGCTTTACGATTGGCCCCTACTCATTCCCGGCGGACACGCTGTTGTTCACGGGTTGCAGCATCACGCGAGTGGGCCCCGCAACCTATGAAATCGTCTATTCGTTCGTCTATGACAATGGTTTCCACCTGCGGCAGATCGCCAAGCGCGGCCCCGATGGGCAGGTACTCAAGGGCAAGAAAACCGATTCCTGCGGCAGCGCGCCAACCACCGTGCCGGATGGGGAAATGAGCAACGCGCTATGCGTGTTCTTCCGGCAGCCGTTCCCAACCACAAGCGCCTTCAGCGGCATCGGCATAACGGGCATCTGATGTTTGTGAACGGTGTCACCCGCGGGAATGTTGGCCCCTGGTCCCCGAACCAAGTGCGCACCATTGCGGACACCATCAACCGCATAAACGGTGAGGGGCAGCGCGGGCCCAAGTCCGCACCACCGCCGGTTGTGGTGTTCATGGCGCGCATTACGGGCAGCACGGCCATTGCGGGTAAAACCGCGACTATCGGCGGCACCGCCGCGCAGCCAGTCGCGTGGGAATACGATTGGGAAGAGGTGAGCGTGTCCACCACGGGCACCTACAACACCAGCGATACCTATCGCAGGAAGTCTTCCCTGATCGCCACCAAGGGAAAGGCCATCAATGGGTGCGAAGGCCCGCAGATGATCGGTGCTACCACCACCCTTGGCCCTGGCATTACCACTTCCAACATCCCTGCCGGGTTCAGCTTCAAGGCCATCGCCAACAACACCGTGGTGATGATGTACGCGACCGCGCGCGCGACGGGCGAGAACCTGTTTTTCTTCAGCGTGCCGAACGCGGTGGATGGAGCCTGCGCTTGAGCGCCGTTCCCTCCATTGGCCCCCGTTACCAGCAGCCCACAACCTTGGGCACCGTGATCAGCGTGGTGCAACTGGTGGTGCTGGTGGTTGGCGTGGGCGGCATCTTCCAAACAATGGGCCGCAAAGATGCGATTCTTGAGAGGCAGGCCAGCGACTTGACCGAGCTGCGCGCCATCGTGGGCGATTTGGTCAAGTCGCAGGTGCTAGGCGCGGCAAACGATTCCAAGCATGGCGAAAACCTGACCAGCATCGCGGTGCGCCTTGACCGGCTAGAGGCGCGGCGGTGATCCGCTGTTTGGTGTTCCTGCTGCTGATCGCCTGCGCGGCGTGCAGCCCGAGCCGCGCCATTGCGGTTTCGGCTACCGAGGCTGGTGAGCGTGCCGGAACCATAGCCAGGCTTGCCACCCACATTGGGAGCGTGTCTACCCAACCTGAGGTAGTGGCCGATGCGGCTGCCATCGTGATCGAAGCCCAGCGCATCGAAGCGGCCGCAGGAGCCATCCACAATGCTCTACCCGGCGTGGAAGATCAAACCCCCTACTGGGCGGTGCTACTTGGTTACATCGCAGCAGCGGCCGCCCTCGTGGCCGTGGCGGCCATCCTGTGGCAGACGGGGATAGGCGCAGCCATCCGCGTGGCGCTGGGTTGGATTCCGCGGCCGAGCCTGCGCGATGCGGCCCTCGCCCGCGATGTGATGGAAACTTCCAACCCCGCCACGATCCGGGAATACATTGCAGCAAAGCGCGCAAGCGATCCTGTATGGGAAGCCGCTTGGAAGCGCACACAGGAGCCACCATGTACTACATCGCATCCGCTGAATCCCTGATTGGTTCGACCTGGGCCGCGTTTGCTTGCCTTGCCATCGGCTACATCGCGGGGCACATCGTTCCGCTGGGCACCATCGCGGGATGGATTCGCGGCGCGAAGGGCTAAACCGTGTCGATGATGATGGCGGGTTGTTGCTGCGCTGCGTGTCCTGTTTGTTCGCAATTACCTTCAACAATTACGGCAAGCCTCACCGGCACAGCAGAAAACTATTATTGCTGCGGTGACCCACCCACAGATTGTGAAGTTTCCCTTTCCGGAACAGCTGTACTGACAAAGTACTGCAACGGAGAAGCGGCAGGCTACAACGGAATCTGTTGCAACCTAGGAACACTCGCGCAATTTTCAGGTTGCCCCGATCCAGTTAGTTGTAGAACGCACAAGCTTTTTGCATCGGTTTGTTTGGGTTGCGGTGTGTCGAGTCAGACTGGCGAAGTAAGTTGGGCGTTACAGATCACAGTTTGGGCAAGCGAAGCTAATGAACCATGCGAACCGTGTTCTTGCGAACAACTAGAGATTTATTCTCGACCCGGGAATAGTTGTGATCTTCGCGCCAATCCGTATTGTTTTTTGACCTATCCCGCTATCGACCTTGAATTTTCTTCCTGTCAAAAAACGGGAAGCAATCCACTTGGCACATACGATTGCTTTTCCGCAATGTCGGTAGTGCTTACATGATTGAGTGCGACCATTGGAGCGACTGCGGCGTGAGCGGCGGCGGCTGCTGCGCCGCCAACCACTACGGCGGCCGCCCCAGCGCGGGCGTGTGCAAGCAATGCCCGCACCGCGTGGTCAAGGGCGAGCGGCCGATGGGCATCGGTGAGACTGTGAACTATGGCTTTGCATCCCGCGCCGCGGCGTATCTAGCTGCGGAGCGCAGGCACGCCACCCAAGGCCCCGCCAGCGTCCAAGTGCAGGGTGAGCGCGCGGCCATTTGCCGAGCGTGCGAAGGCCGCGCCGAGGTGGTGGAGGGCGCTACCGATCCCGGCGGCATTGGCTGGTGTACCAAGTGCGGGTGCGGTTCCAACCGCCGCGCGGCGCTGTCCGTGAAACTCACCCTCGCCGGGGCAACATGTCCGCTCGGCAAGTGGCAGCCCGTAGAGGGCACAGGCGCAAGCCTGGGCACCGTGGCCGAGGCCATCACCGGCGTGGCTAGCAGCGTGGTGGATACAGCCAAGCGGCTGCTGGGCTAGCGGAATTTTCTAAACTCCCCAAATGCATGATGGTGTGCATAACTTTCCGAGTAACCCAAACTAGTTACGGAACGCACTAGGTTTCTACGGAATGAAAGTCCGGGTGACTTTTGAATTTGAGCTGGGTGATACGATGCCCCAAGTGAAATGCGAAAGGCGTTCAGGTGCCTCACCGCCCCCCCCCCCCCCCCCCCCTCCTCTCCCACCATTTCTGTGAGTGACCTTCTTCCTTATTTC